CCTGGCGCCGCAAGCCGGACGTGCCCTGCAAATGCGGGTGCGGTGAACTTGCCCGGCGGCTGGCCGAAGCTGAGGAACTCAACCGGGCGATCGTCAGGACGGTGGTCACATTGCGACCTCGCGCCGCTGGGCACGGCATTGCCGAAGGGCTGATTGGATGGCAGGTCCAGCCCGCAGACGCGCAACTACTGGCCACTGCCTGGCAGCAGCACCCGCACCCGTGAGAACTTCCCGGCGCCGTCCGTCCACCCTGGGACACGGCGGCGCCGGGAACCCAGGAAGGTAACCGATGCTGCCCAGGCCATGCCTCGACTGCGGCACCATCACCAGCGGTACACGCTGCCCGCCATGCGGACGTCAGCACGACCAGGCGCGCGGCACCCGCCAGCAGCGCGGCTACGACAGCGAGCACGACCGCGAGCGCGCACGCCAGCTCGCACGATGGAAACCCGGGCAGCCTTGCGCCATCGGCGGCGAACCGCTCCTCGGCAAGGCGGCGCTCGACCTCGCGCACAACGGTGACCGGACCGGCTGGCTGGGGCTGGCCTGCCGCCAGCACAACCGGGGGCACCATGACGCAACGTGACCGGCCCGGGGAGACCCGTGTTTTTTACAGCGCTGCTACCCCTGGGACCCGCTCCAGTGGCTCCGCGCAGAAAATCGAAAATCCGGGCCGTTTTTCCATGATCGGCAGCAACGATGGTCGCCATCCGTGACCATCCGGAGAGGTTGGCGGTGATCTTGATGGGCGGACCGGGCAGCGGGCGGCGGAAAGCGCCCGGGCGAGGTCCTGGCGGCGAGCTCGTGCCGCTGACACCGGGCCTGGACGTGCCGCCGCGGGTGCCGAGGGCCCCGCGCGGCCTCGGCACTGATGCGCGGCGGCTGTGGCGCGAGCTGTGGCTGAACGGCCCGTGGGTGATGCCCGGTATCGACAACATCGCCGTCGAGCAGGTGTGCAGGATCTACGACGACGTCGTCGGCTTCCGCGACCGCGTGGCAGACGACGGCCGGATGATCACCGGCTCGAAAGGGCAGCCGGTGGCGCATCCGCTGATCGCGGAAACCCGCAAGCACCTCGAGCTGCTCGACGACTGGGCCGGCCAGCTGGGGCTGCGCCCGGACATGCGGGCACGGCTGGGCCTGACGGTCGCGAAGGCGACGGCGCTGGATGAGCTGACCGCCCGGCGCCGTACCCGCCAGCCCGCGGCCGCGGCGGCCGCCGGCGGCGACGTCGTCGACGCCGTGATCGTTCCTGACGGTGACTGGTGATGGCTGCCCGCCCGCTGGTGCTCACCCCGGTCGCGGACCTGCGCGACAGCGACGGCCCGCACCTGGCCCGGTTCATCGAGGGCATGTGCCGGATCACCAAGGATTCGGTCGCGGGCCCGGCCGGGGACCTGCTGGAACTGCGGTCCTGGCAGCAGACCGCGCTGGGCATGGCGTTCGCGAAACGGCCGGACGGCCGCCGCAGGCACCGCCAGGCGCTGATCGGGCTGCCGCGCAAGAACGGCAAGAGCGCGCTCGGGTCCGCGGTCGGCCTGTACGGCCTGCTGACCGGCGGCGAGGGCGCCGAGGTGTACTCGTGCGCGGCCGACCGCGACCAGGCCCGCATCGTGTTCGGCGCCGCCCGGCGGATGGTCGAGCTCGAGCCGGAGCTGGCCGCCGCGGTCCGCTGCTACCGCGACGCCCTCGAGGTACCCGCGACCGGCAGCACCTACCGGGTGCTGTCCAGCGAGGCGTTCACCAAGGAAGGCCTATCGCCCACGCTGGTGGTCTACGACGAGCTGCACGCCGCGCCGGACCGGGAGCTGTACGACGTGATGAGCCTCGCCTCCGGCGCCCGCCAGGACCCGCTGATGCTGATCATCACGACCGCCGGGGTCAAGTCCGACCGCTCGGGGAAGGACTCGACTTGCTACCAGCTGTACCAGTACGGCTGCCGCATCGCCTCCGGTGAGATCACCGACCCGTCATTCTTCATGGCCTGGTGGGGCGCGGCCGCCGGCGCCGATCACCGCGACCCGGCGACCTGGCGGGCAGCCAACCCCGGCTACGGCGACCTGATCGACCCGGAGGACTTCGCCTCAGCGGTCCTGCGCACCCCGGAGAACGAATTCCGCGCCAAGCGCCTCAACCAGTGGGTTAGCTCCGCGCAGGCATGGCTCCCGGCCGGGTCATGGGATGACTGCGCATCGGACCGCCAGATCCCGGACAAGGCCCGCGTGGTCCTGGGATTCGACGGCAGCAAGACAGGTGACAACACCGGCATCGTGGTCGTCTCCTGCGAGGAACGGCCCCACGTCGGCGTAGCAGGGCTCTGGGAGCGGCCGCCGGAAGCGCAGGAGTGGCAGGTGCCCCGCGCCGAGGTCAAGGACGCGCTGCGGGCCTGCTGCCGCCGGTGGGACGTGCAGGAGATCGCGTGGGACCCGTACCTGTGGCTCGACGCCGCGGAGGAGCTGCTCGGCGAGGGCCTGCCGGTGGTGGAGTTCCCGCAGAATCAGTCGCGGATGGCCCCGGCTACGCAGCGGTTTTACGAGCTGGTGACGACCAGGGGACTGACGCACAGCGGCGACCAGCGCCTAGCCCGCCACGTGGCCAACACCGTGCTCAAATCCGACAGCCGCGGGTCGCGGATCGTGAAGGAATCGCCCCATTCGCCGCGGAAGATCGACCTTGCGGTCGCCGCAGTGATGGCCATCGACCGGGCGGCGTTCTGGGCGGGGAAGAAGCCGGTCAACTGGGCTAAAACGATCTGGTGACGGCCTGGCCGCGTGTCAGGCGGACTGGCCGTTAGCGGCCTGGCAGTCCGCGCAGAGCCTGAAACAGACGGTCACCGGGGCCTGGCCAGGGACCGGCGGCATCTGGATCGCGCGCTCGGTGATCCACGCGCCGGACACGGCGGCCGCGCAGTGATCGCAGCTGGCCCCGGTGGCCCGCATCTGGCGGTAGGCCCGCTCGGCGCACGATGCGCACCGGACCTCGCCTGGCGCCCACGCCTGCCAGTACTCCGGCTGGGGCGCGGCCGGGCTCAGGTGCGGGCAGATCGTGATCTCGCGCCGCCTGGCGCGGCCGATCATGAGCCCGATGAATGCCTGCTCGACAGGCCCGGGCGGCCCGGTATCGCGGTGGGCGCCCGTAGCCGCTGCCGCGGCCCGGGCGATGGCAGCCGCCTCGGCGTCCGCGGCGGCTGCCTGATCGCGGAGCGCCGTATCAGCGGGGCCGGGCTGGTCGTGGTCCATGGCAGCGAACGCTACCAAAATCCGCACTGCACAGCCGGATTTCGGTAGCGTTCGCTGCCATGAGCCGAGATGCTGAGCCGCTCGCAGACCGGAGTGCCGCATTCATGGCGCTGAAGGAGTGGGCGAAGGTCCATGCCAGGCGTGACGAGGTGATCCGGGCCGCCGTGGCCGCCGGGATCGACCAGCGCTCGATTCAGGAAGTCACCGGGGTTGCCCGGACCACCATTGGCCGCGTCGTGAGGCCGGGAGCGCGAAAAGCGCCCCGCCAGCCGTAGCCGAGCCTAGGCCCTAGTTGCCCGGTCACGCCCGGCCTCCGGGCCTAGGCCCTGGCCTAAGGCCTAGAGGATCAGGGCCTAGGAGCGGGATCCCCCACCTAGCGGGGCTGAAACAGTGCCCGGCCAGCCGCTACAAAGTAGCGTTGCCGCTACACGCGCTGACCTGCGCAAACGTGATCTGCCGCTACACGGCGATCCTGGCCAGGCCGCCTGACCTGCGATGTAGCGGGGTAGCGGCACCTGGCGGCCGGACCCCGGAAACCCCGGAAACAGCCACATCTGGCCGTCTCCGGCCTGCCGCTACCCGCTACCGGCCGCGCGATCGCTAACCGGAGGGCCGCGGCCGCGGCCGACCTGGTCGACGACGCGATCGCCGCGGCGGCCGCACTTCGGCGCAGATCCGTGACCAGCGGTTCTTCCGGCCGGGTCCGCCGGGCTGCGCGATCGCTAACCGGAGGCGGGCAGCGTCACAACCAAGTCAGCAAGACCTGTGA